GATCCCCGTGCGCGTGGTTCCGTTCCTCGCCCGACATAATCAGGTCCAGCTGTCGAACCATACAGTCGTACTCCGCTTGGGTCATCCGTTGCAGCGCCCAGTGGAGCACCGCAGTCATAGCCTTTTTGTTGACCGTGCTCCGCTCGTACTCGTAATCAGGTTGCTTGCTGACGTGTCCAGCTACCTCAACCATCCCCGCGACATAGTGCACGCCGGGCGTCAGTTCCTTGGCGGATGCCTTGAGGATTGATCCCCCATCGGCGGCGTGAGGAGCCTTGAGGAGGGCGGCCGCGATGGCCGGTGCGATGTTGTTTGCGTTGTCGTCTTGCATGTCGTTTTTCCTTGGTTGAATAGTGAGCGTTCCGCTCATCTTTGGTGTATTGCGTTGCGGTATAGGGCGCAACAACTTTCCGCCTAAGTGCGGATCTCAGGGGGCGGACACCGGGCCCGCCCCCATCGAACCGATCTTAGAACTCTTGGATCTCAAAGTTGAACGCGGGAATACCGGTCAAGCTACCGCCTGAGGCTTCCACGGCTTCGGTCATGAAGTCCACACCTGCGGCGTCTTGAAACGCGTTGCGTGGGGTGCTCAGGTGGTTGGCACCGGTCAACGCTTGGTAACCGCTAAACAGGTTGTGCTGTCCGTGGTCGTCGTGCAGTTGACCCGCGTGGCATGCGCCCCAGTACTTACGCGCAGCGGAGGCCCGGTGCGGGGTCAGCAAGCCTCGCCCCTGAAGCACACCCGCAAAGGCGTGGAACAGGTCGTCGGACATCGGGATTTCCCGCAGCCCCTCAACCCATCCGATCCGTTTGCGCGCGTCCTCGATCTTACCAAGGACACCAACGCCCACATCATTTAGCGAGTCCGCAAAGCGTTGGATCGCGTTGTGCGTGTGTTTGATCTTGATGATCTGATCGGCGCTGATCATTCCGTTGGCGCAAATGAAGGTGCCTTGACCGATCCCCCACTCTACACAGATCGTGCCGTTGTAGCTCGACCGGAAGACCACTTCGATCAGCATGCCAGGCACGCCCGACTCCCAGGCGATCCGACCGTACATTTGAGAACCCGCGTTTGCTCCACCATTGAGCGCGTAGGTTTCATACACGGGATCCGATCCGAGCATGCCCGATACCACATCGCGAAGGTGATCGATCGGTGTGGCGTAGGGGATTGCGTTGTAGACAAGGTTTCCTGTCTTGGGGTGATAGGTCGACTCAGGGACGGGGACCGCGCAAACGTCTTGGTAGGTAACTACCTTGGCGTTGCTGCCGACGGTGCACAGCGTGCGGTGCTGGGACGATCCCGACGGTGGGGGGGCAGGGACGGCCCGACGCAATGAGCTGTCTACCCGGGCAAGTGCCATCGGGGTGATAAGTGAGCGAATAGCTGTCGTGGGTGCAGTTTGAGTTTGCATTGTCGTTTTTCCAGTGGGCCCGTTGACCCGGTTGAGCTTCATTGCTCTAAGTGAGCTTACCAAAGCGGAATCCCCACCGCAACCACTTTCTTCAGTTATTTTTCAAGTTGATTCCTAAACGCTGTGCGTCTCTGCATTTGAGAGGTCAGCGCCTCAACCACGCCGCTACCTGGTATCGGTTCCTTTATGGTATGCCTTCCCGCGAGTAGGTAAAAGGCGGACATAAAATGTCCGATTCGCGCAGGCTGCGTTCTGACGCGCTTTCTGTGTCATGACATAGGGTGCATATTCCGAAGCGGTATAGGCCCCTTAGCGGGCGATCCAGAGCTATAGGCATGTCAAGACTTACGGCCGCAGTCTACCGCTTAGTAGGTTAGCCAGCTTGCAGTCTGACGCGACCACTCCCGCGATCCGGTGCCCGATGCTTGGGGGCTTGGGGGCTTGGGGGTTGACGAGCCGAACCGATGGGGAATCGATCGACCCTCCCGCGCGCGGGGAAGTGGGGCCGCCACGCTGACCGATGGGATCAACCCGCCACACGTCGCCCGCCTCGGGGCCGGTCCGCCTGTCCTCCATCGCCGAATCATCGAGACACCCCCCACCCCCCCGATTTGGCCGACGTAGGGTCCCAACCGCAGGGACCGTTCTGCGCACGAGAGGTATTTTTCAAAACACCTTACCAATGCGGAATAACCAATAATGAGTTATGCTGTTCGCGACTACAGGAGAGCGTATGTCAAAAGATGGAACACTCCGTTTGAATCTCGAACCCGAGCTTCTCAAACGGATCGACAAGTTGATTGAGCCCGTGTCCACATCGGTCGCGGTTCAAGAGTTGGGAACCCGTGTCAGTCGGCACTTGGTGTCTCGCATTGCGTTGTTGCGTGGGATTCGTCTCATGGAGCAGCAGTACAGCGAAGGCGTGGAGATTGTGGCTCACGAGAAACCGGTGGTAGCAAAGCCAGTGGTGGAGTCTTCGGTGGAGGCAGAGCCCGCTAAGCCGGTAGAGAAGGCACCGGAGCTAGACGTGGTGTACGACGACGACGGGTTCATCAAGAAGCCCGATGGTTGGGACTTATGGACAGCAAGTTCTGTCCCTGCGGGACACCAGGAGATGCACAGTTACTACGAGGCTAATGGGTGGGGTCGGTACACGGGTAAGTCCGGTAAAGAGGTGATCTCGTTTTACTGGTGCAAGGATCCGTCTTTGCACGAGATTCCTGTGTACGACGGTTTAGACAAGGGCGGTAAGAAGGTGATGATTCAGAAAACGCCTTACGGACCCGGTCACATGATTCCCCACGGATACGGGGCGCAAGGAGCAACATGAATAACGACACACACCCTGACCAGGTAAAAGCCTGGATTCAATCTTGGAACCCTGAAGCGCTGCTCATGGATGGCTTTGATGCTGCTCTTGTTGGCGCGGCATCGCGCCCTGACTTTGGCATGGTTGCTGTTTATGACCGCGATCTCTGCATTGATGTTCTTGTTGACCAAGGCATGCCCAAGGACGACGCTGTGGAGTACTTTGAGTACAACTGTGAGCAAGCGTACATGGGCCCTGGCACTCCTATTGTTGGCTGCTTTAACTTTGATGACATCAGCCTTTCTGATGCTCGTTCGTTCTTGTCTGAAGCAGCTGAACAACGCGGGGAGGAGTAGTCATGCCCTTGTACGTGTACAAATGCGAGGACTGCGGAAAGAGAGTTGAGATACTCCAACCGTTCGATGCTCCGATACCAAACTGTGATCAGTGCCTCTGCCAGATGAAAAAGCAGATTGCGATGACAAGCTTTGCTCTAAAGGGCGGCGGTTGGGCCAAAGACAACTATGGCCTGAAGAATGACTAAGGTGATCGAGTTGTTTCGTCGTTGCTGCATCGAATGCGGTCACATGTGGTTCGGTAAACTCGACTGTCCTGAGTGCGGGGCGCCAGGTGAGCCCATCAACGCATTGCGTCAATCTTGAGTTTGAGGATCTCGTTCTCTCGTTTGACGTAGTCGACTTCTACTTTGAGCCCTGCAACTTCCGTCATCAAGTCGATGATTTGTTGCAGGTGCTCGTCTCTTTCTTCTTCGAGCTTCTCGACTCTTTTGATGAGGTCGTCTCGGTAAAGAGCTTGCTCAGCTTTCTCTTCTTTCTGAACCTCTCGCTTTTGCTTCAACATGAACTCATAAAACTTAAACGCCCCCGCACTCACCGCGCCTGTAACAACGGCGACAAGTGCGGCAGTGGCAGTTGGTTTATCCACGGAGATCCTTGTGCATTACTTCCATACGCATTTTAACGTATATCCAAACCCACAGGGTAAAGTAGACGCCTGTAACCACCAGACTGCGCCCAACTTCTCCAGCTGCAAACTCCGGGTCACTAAACACGTTGACCAAGAATCGGGTCGTCGAAAAGATGTACAGCATCAAGTATGTGCCCACGAATCGGGAGCAGGACCGGATGTTGGGAAGACTAAACAACATGCCGAGAGCCACCACAAAGTACAGACAGTACTGAAAGTAGGCCCACTCGTTGCCCCCATCGAGGGCCTCGCCGTAGCTCATCCAAAGCACACGGTTGTTGGCAAGGTCAGCGACGTTCCAGAACAACAGAAGGGGTCCGTAGTCGTGGTAGACCAGGATGTCTTTGTATGCTTTGAAGAAACTTCTCATTGAACCACCGTTACCCAATCATAACTTGGAGTCAGCATGCCTGATCATTCATTAGACGACATCGTCCATTCCATTCAATCAGCCGTCATTGCAGCCACTGACATCGCAGAAAGGCATGAACTTGATTCAATCACCAGCGAGGAGTTTTGGGAGTTAAAGGTAGACGCACAGGGGGACCCAATCACCGATGATGACGGAAGACACATATATGCACCTCGCATGGTCGTTATGGAAATCCCAACATGGGAAGATGGAGTACTGGTACCAAAAAGAGTTCCGGTCCCCCTCCAGTCGCTCACGACGGGTCAAAGCTTGCGTGTGGATACGCTTGAAGTGGAGATGTCTGTTGAGATCTCTGGGCTTACGGCGGATAGCAAAAAAGGTAAGTTGATGGTGCGTCCCTGCGCCAACACGCCATCGTGGTTTAAAAAAGAAAGCAACGCTGCTAAACTGAAGCTGATCTTCAAAGGCAGTGAGCCGCCCGAAGGTTATGCAAGAATCGATGACCAGTTAATCAAGTTACTTCCGTAGGTCTCAATGTCTGACGATCCCGCACAAATCATTCAAGATTTACGCACATCTGAGCGCGCTCGGATTGCCGCGATGAGCGATGAAGAGTTCCAAGACTGGTTAGATCCAAAAGTTGCTGCGTTTACCGATTTAATGAAAAGTAAATCAAAGTCTAATCGGCCGAAGGTCGCAAAATCGAAAAGCACGTCAGAAGAATACATCGACCATCCCGAACACGGTCGAGTGTACGCACCCAGTCCTGAAGAAGTAGAAAAAACGCGGAATGAACGCGGTATGACGGGCGAAGAGCTTGCTCAACTAGAAAGAGACACAGAACAGTATGGTAGTCCTGAAGCCGGTGAGCGAGTCCGAGATGCCCTACGCGAAGAAGATTTAGGCAAGAGCGACGAAGACAAAGAGGGCAAACGTTGGTATCAGCAAGAGGATCTGGGCGTTAGCGACTACGGTGAGAGTGTTCAGACCGTTGGTGACTACATGGGATACATTCCCACACCGCCCACAAAAGCAGTCGGTAGTGCTATGTACGTCACCGGCGCTGCGATGCAAGGAGACCCCGTCGAAGCTGCTGGTGGGGCCCTCGGCGCGGGTGCAGGTAGGTTGGCTAGTAGAGCAGCGTCTGAGTTTATGAAACGCCGTAGATCTTTATCGGCACTTAAAGACGCGGCGGTGAAAAACGTTTCCGACATTGGAAGTTCAGAGGCGGCTGAAAAAACAGGTGAAGCACTAAGCGACAAGTAGCCTACTTTTTAACCTGTTATACTGTGACCAACTTAGGAGAACATCATGGCAGATTCCGGCCTCGTAAAAATGTCCGACCAGTTCGGCGGTCTCCCCATGGACCAACTGATTGGTGGGCCACTTAAAGCCGCCTGTAGCGCACAGACGCTGCTTGCTAAGGCATCTAGCGACTTCATTAAGGATGTTGGTCTTGATACGGACGCAACAGGCAAGGTGATGTCTGCCCGAACGGTGGACTTCAGCTTCAATAAGCCAGTGCAAGATGCTGACGGAACTACCAAGATGGAGAAAGTGGACTTGCAAGTTCCACTGCTTGCCATCATCAACACTCCGTCTCTTTCAGTTAAGGAAGCCGAGGTTCGCTTCACCATGGAAGTGAAGTCCTCTACTTCGAGCAAGCAGACTTCGGATAGCAAGGCTGACCTTACAGCCAAGGCCAAGTACAACGCGGGTCTGTTCAGCTGCGAAGTCACTGTGCACGGATCAGTGGCTAACCACAGCGAGAACAGCCGTAAGAGCGACAACAGCGCCAAGTACGACGTGAAGGTCGTGGCTCGTGACGATGGGCCCCCAGAAGGTCTCATGAAGGTTCTGGACATGCTTAACGACGCCATCGCACCGACTCAGGGCGTGGCACCTGCTAAGAAGTAGTCGTGGCTAAGCCTCAAACAACGCTTGAGCGGATGCAGCAAAACGTCGCGCAAATCGCCCAAGAGCGAAGGCAGCTAGCTGAAAATAAGAAGCGTAAGGACGCGATTGCTCTTGATGAGCTAGAGTCTCTGTCGCCGACAGCAGAACAAGAGCAGTATTCTCAGTTGGTGGATTTGATTACGCAGCGTGACTCAGGTGAGTCCACTGAGTCTGAGCCTGCTCCGGGTCCACTCGATTCGATGGACAAAGACATAGAAGCCATTGGTGAGCAGTTTCTTCCGAAGGGTAAAGGTGCGACTTCTGAAGATCGTAGAGACCGCCGGGAAGCCCGCAAAGCAAACAGGACTTCGCTCAAGAAGCTGGCTGCGGCTGGATTTAAAGGCCGACGGGCTTCTGATATTCAGTCCGTCATGAAAAACTCATCTGAGATGCCTGACACAGGACCCTCGGTCGGTGCCGGGATGTCGCTGACAACTAATACGGGTCGCTCAAGCCGTCCGCGTAAACCCGAGTAGGTGTTACAGGTAGCTTGACCGCAAGGTCTCGCTATGTGGGGTTGGGGTTTCCCAACGCTCTCTCCTACAAAGTGTGGCCCCACTCGGTATGGGTGTACCGGGTGGGGCCTTTTGTACAGCGAACGGGGAATAGCTGTACTAGCTCTTAACACCCATTACAGTCGATGCATCCAGTTGTGCAGATCGTCGCATCTGATCCATGATGTCTTCTAGGGTTCGATACTCGCCTGCCTCTGTACCACCCGTGCTTGTACCCATGTTCATCATGTTCATGCTGTCAGGGACTTCTTCGGCCTCAGGCTCAGGCTCAGGTTCCGGTGCAGGAGGGGCCCCGTACTCTGCCTTGACCATGTTGAGAGCCTTGTGAGGGTCAATCTCTGCAATGCAAAGTGCGCACAACGCATCAAAGGCAGTTTCGTTCGCGTAGATTTCAGGGGCTGACTTCTTTACCCAGGTCTCGAACTCTTCGACGGCTTGATCGAGTTCAACCTTCTCAGCAGCAGCGTTTGCTTCTTCAATCGCTTGGAACCGTTGACGCAGCTCTTCTCGCTCTTTGATGACTTCTTGCAACTCTGATTGAGTAGCTGTAGACGCTTTTTCAGTGGTGTCTGCGTACTCTTGCTTGAGCGTTTCGATTGCAGTTTGATGCATGAGCTTAAGCTCGTCGATCTCTTTCTGCTTTTCTTTGAGAGGGTCGACATCTCCGTTCAACCACTTCTGCACACGAGTCTCTTGAGTACGCACGTCTTTTTCGCGCATGTCCAGCTTCTTACGCGCCTGGGACATCTCAGAAAACTTATCGGTGTAGCCTCGTTGCCAGTGGTTGTACTTGGTTTGAAACCCATTCAGAAGCGACTCTTTCAAGTTGTCTTCGAGGCCATTAAACCAATCGCTGTCTTTGAGGCTGTTGACCTCTCCGTTCCACTCAAACACGTCGGGCGCGGCCATTTCTGCTGGCTCGGACTCAACGGCTTCTACGGACTCAGCTGCTTCTACAGGTTCCTCAGAAGCAACCGAGTCACTAACTTCAGCGTCTACGGGTGTGACTTCGGTATCGTTAGTGGTTTCGGCTGCTTCTGAATCTTCGTGACTGTTGTACATGTGCTCTCCTACATGGTTAGTCGTGTTTAAGCCATAGGGGCTTCAGGTTCCATCATTGGTGCTTCAGGAGCTTGTGGCTTAGCCATCGAAGCTGCTGCTCGCTCAAGTTCCATAAGTACTTGGAAGTCACGCGACAACAAGTCTGCAAGCTCTTGCGCCCCCATTTCTGCGTACTGTGGAATCGATTGAGCGGCCATCATGATCTCTTCGGCGCGCTCTTGCGACATACCCAAAGTTTCCATGAGTGGCTTAAGGTCGTCGGCGCCTGCTGCTTCAGGCATGTCCGCGTCTGCTTCAGGCATGTCACCTTCAGGCATGTCGCCTTCGGCACCTTCTTCTTGAGCCATCATTTCGTCGGCCTTGTCCATCGCAGGCTTCAGGTCCCGCTCTGGTACGATACCTTCAGCAGGAGCTTCCATCATTGCGTCTGCATCCATGGGGCCCTCATCTCCGGGCATCTCTCCGCCACCTTCTTCGGCTGCGTAGAGGTCGGGAAACTTCTTCTTAGCGTCTTCGTATCCAGGTTCACCCTCGTAGGGCAGGCGGTTACCAGTGTTTGGATCTACAGGCATGTGAGTCTCCTTAAGCGACTACGGATACGTAATGTGTTTGTTGACTTCAAGTCAACGATTGGTTTGGGTCAAGGGCGACAAGTTCAAACGCTGCTTCCAGTCCGATCGACTTGATAAACTTCTGAGGGACGGAGTGGCGGTCACCAGAAGACATGTCTTCGTAGAACGCACCGTCTGTTCTTGAGTCGTCTTTTATGTAGCGCAGTGTCCGATCTGAAGATCGAGAAAGCGTCTGCGCGTATTCAACAAGCTCAATGTCGTTCAGCTTGTTTCGTAGGGATGGGTCAGGCACTTTTCACATCCGTTGTTTTACCGGCTTTTGCAGCTGCCTTCTTTTCGTTGCGAATCGTGCGCCGCTCAGCAGTAAGTTCTTTAACCATCTTAGCGTCATTACCTCGCGCCTTACGGCGCTCCCACTGTTTGTGGAGTCTCTCGTCGGTACGCAGTCGGTGTTTTTCCGCAGTGTTACTTTCAATCTCAACTCGATGTCCGGGGAATCGATCTTCGATTGTTTTAATGCAACGATCATAGTCTTCCCTGGTCTCAGCTTTGCCGAGTACTCCAAAGTCAATCGGTACGAATGATCCTGGTCCTTGGCCGTGAACAGCAAACCTCAAACCACGAAAGCTCATTTTACGATCACTACCGCACTCAGGGCACACAGGTGGTCCATCAGCTCGACGGTACATCACTTCAACTTCAAAGAAGTCGCAGCCGGTGCACTCTACGTTGTTGATCATGAAGCTCATCGTGATCGAACCTTATCACGCCATTTGGCTACACCGGGCGTTGCGCTCTCTCCAACCATATCAATGATCGAGTCTGGGCAGTCGACGTAGGGGTTTCCTGCCTCTCCGTACTCGGTGTAGCCCCAAGACTCTTCGCCTTTCTCCATGTGAAAACACAAGATGGAAATCTGGCAACCTGAAATGCGTGGGTTCATTCGAGTCGGTTTAACAGCAACCCACAACTTCTTACCAAAGTCAGAACTCTTACTGTCGAGGACAATGTGGGTCTTAGCCACGTCTTCGAGCAGCCAGTCTTTAAGGTTTTTGCGGGTGTTGGTTCCTACGGGAAACTGGAGTGCCATGATTCACCTCTCTTTCTGATCTTGGCGATTTGTGTATTCGCTAACTATGATAACGCTTTTTCGTCAACTATTGTCTGTAGTCAGGCGGGAAGAGCATTCCGGTCACCACTTGAAAGCTGCCGTCTGGAGATGCGAGGTACCCTTTCGGAGGTCCCCCATCAGGGTCGTCGAAGAAATAGACTTCCCCCTTACCCCCAGGGCCGTCTCCAGAATAAATAGGGCTGCTGTTGTTCGCGTCGTTTTGGTAGTCTAAACCCGCAGCTTTTTGCCGATCGTCATCAGACATGTCGCCGCGCATGTCTTTTTCGTATTGGTCTAGGATGTCGTAGATGTCGGTCTCACCCGGCGTGTCCACATTCTCGAAATCTTCTCCATGATCGTCAGCTACAGCCTCGTTTACTTGAAGGCCCTGTTCGTTAACTGTAAGCGGGGTGTAGTCAGAGTCCGTGTCTTCCTCTTCTTCTGGAGGAGGCGGGGGAGGCGGTTTCGGTGGTGAAGACTTCCTCTGTTTTAGCGTAGACGGCTTGGGTTGATTTTCAAACACGTCTACGTTTGATCGACCTTGACCATCATCTTTAGGGGGGTCAGGAGCAGCTTTCTTTACCTTAGCTGGCTTCTTGTCGGGATTGATGAACGCCGAAAACCGCTTCAAGACTTCTTCTTCTGCATCCATTCGGTCTGACTGAGGGAACGCAGTCTCACCCAGATCCCCCGGCATGTCGGTCACGCCTGTAGCCGGGTCTGACTCAGGGAAAGCTTCTCGTGACTCAACACGTTTCAGCAACTGAAGGGTGTCAGGACCTTCTTGTCCGGGTGTGTAGGGCATGTTTTTCTTACGGCCCTGAGGAGTCACACCCTTAATGTCGAGCAGCGTTTGACGAGCAGACTCAGGATCATCGCTACCTTGGGGCAGCGACTCACGTAGCTTCTGCATCTTTTCGTCGTAAGAAGCCATCAGCCTTTCTTCTTAGACTTTTTGTAAGCCATGGCAGCTGCTTGCTTAGTGCTGTAGCTCTTCTTCTTTCCACCTGTGTGGTAACCGGGCATGTCTGACTCCTATGCTTTCGCAGATTTACGTTTAGTTCTTGCAGCCTGGACTGCTTTGACGTTGATGTCTTTGCCACTTCGATATGCTTCGCCTGTAGCGATAATCTCTTTAGCCGCCGTATCTTTTGCGCTCTTGCCTTTAGCGTGAGCTACATACTTTGACGGTACGCCCTTGCCCTTACTTTTGTCGACATGGTGGTACTCCTGTTCTCGCTGAGCCATGACTACCTCAAGTCCGTGTCGTGTTTCTTAGACCCGCCGATGTAGCTGTTGACCCGCCCCATCGCCCATGCTGCCATTGATACACCACGAGACCCGGAGGACAAATACGCGCCTTGACCTCGACGGTAGACTTTCACGAGTTTCCCGTACGAGATACCAGACTTCTTAGCCTTCTCCCGAAGAGTTTTCTTGGTGGCTTCACTCAGAGGCTTACGCTTCTTTCGTTGGGCTTTGACGGCGTCTCTTGCCTTATCAGATTTAGACTTGGCCACTACCACTTCACCTTGTCAGCCCAGTAAGCTGCACTGAGTTTACCCTTAGCAATGTTTTTAGCATGACGGGCCTTGAAGCTTGCCCGCTTCTTCTTCATCTTATCAGACTCACCTTTCTTAGGGTCACCTGCGGTACTGGCACCCTGCTCACCAAACCGAATCAGTTTGATCGTGTCGCCTTCCTGGGCCAGAACAATGTGACTCTTACTGGGGTGATCAGGAGTCCTCTTGGGTACGTTTACGCCTTTGAGACGGTGCTTCTTGAGAAGCATCGCCTTGCGGACTTTATCTCTTTTGGAGAGAGCCATTAGGCTTGGCCTTCCCTAATCGGAGCCCCGCCTCCAGCTGCGAGGGCTTCTTCTGGAGAGCCAGCCTCTCCTCCCATCAATGCTGCTACTAGTTCGGGCGGCAAGTCAGACATTGCAGCTTCTGCCTCAGCTTGCTGTTGTGCCTCAATGGCGGGTTGACCCGCAGCCGCTCCTCCGAGTGACTGAGCTTGAGCAGCCATCTCAGCGTCTTGCTGCGCGGCCATAACCTCTTCTTCGGGCATCAAGATACGCGCCGGTAGACCGAGCCCTGAAAGGACCTCCTCGGTCAGGCGGCGGGTGTCGACGTTCGGGTCTTGAGACAAGAACGGAAGCAACTGCATAAGTGTTTCTGCAAGAACGCTTGGGTTTTGTCGGATGGGGTTGTAGCTGACCATCTTGAACCCAATCTCCAAATCTTGGATGCTCTTGAGGTCAACTTGTGTCCACTTACGGTCGCCAGCAATGCGGACCATCTTCTCTTTCTTCATGTACTTTTGGCACAGGTAGAAAGATTTGGCCGCGACATCTTCGAGGGCATCGTGTACGTGTCCTTCGCGTGTGGCCAATCGGGTTCGCATCTGAGCATCGATGATTGCCATCTCAGTAGCAGTACGTGCCCCTGTGACTTGACCGCGAGCTGCTTCAGCCAATGCTGAGATAAACGCGGCGTCATCTTCTTGCCGAGCGATAAACTCTTTGATTCCAACCGGAGTATCGGGCATGGGCATTTCGTAGAACAAGCTACCCAAAGACCGAAGTGCCTCGCTGTTTTGAGGACTGACACCCACGAAAGAACCTGCGGAAGCTTCGACGGCTTTGTTCAAGTCTTCTTCAGTCAGTCGACCGGAGTCATACATGATGCGTGGAATCATCAAGTATACGATTTGCTTCATGTGAGTGAGTAGGTCGTTGACCGTCTCTTGCTGGTCCAGAACCAACTGAACCTCACTAAGGCCCAGGCAATCTACCCCTGAGTGGTTCAGACTGAACATGCTGTACGGGATGTAGTCAATCTTGTCTTCAAACAGAACGACATCAGCTTGTTGGTTGTAGTGCTGAACGGTGCCCTTTTCGCGATCGTAGTATTCCCAGATGGTGACCCACTGAAACGCGTCCTTTACGTTGGCGCCCTTGTCGTGCTGCATTCCAGTCGACAGCCACTTAGGGTATCGGTCGGGTGTGATTTGAGAGACGTTTTCGCCTTTGTACCGACCTTGCTTGACCCTGGCTTTGAACTCTGAGTAGGGAACAACCGTGGCTTCCATCCAATAGCGGATGTCTTCTACGTCACGGACGGTCATGTCAAAGAACACGGCAGAGGGGTCGATAACCCTGGTGACGGGACGGTCTTCTGCTGCGTTCCAGCCAGTCTTAAAGATACCTCGCTTACACAACACGGCGTCGATCAGAGCCGTAGCAGCACGTCTACGCATCCTGTTCTTCTCAAAGATGTACTCAAGCAGTCCCGTGACGGATGGGGCTGCTTCATCTGAATGAGGCGTACGGGGCATGGCCGAGACTTGAGGGTGCGGTCCAATCAACGCAGAGATTGCAGTGTCCGCAATCGCGTAAATCAGGTTCTTGCTACAGAGGTAGTGGCGAGACGCACCACCCAAGTCGGAGTCAGAAAAACGGAAGAAGTCACCACGGTAAAATCGTCGTGCCTTTTCAAACTGCTTTCGTTCGCTTTGATCGTAAAACGCACGATGTCGTTTAATCAGCGCACTTAGTTTAGGTGCCATGATGAGTTCTCCCGCTCATGTGAGTGTAATCAGCCGCTGACTTCGCCGAAGGGCGTTGGTTTCATAGTGGCCTTCTTAAGCTTTGCGCGTTGTTCTTCCGCCTCTTTTTTTGCTTTCGCGTCTGCATCTGCGATTTTCTTTTTCGCGTCAACATTTGGCTTGTCATCCGCGGCGTTCTTTTTCGTCTGCTCTACGGTTTTCATTTGGGCAAGCATTGACGCAGCTTGATTTTTCAGATCTTCACCTTTCGACTTCGGTGTCGATACCATCTTTGGCCCTGTCGGCCTCGTCTGCCGTTGCGTAGCTCCGGATGTTGGTGACCCTGCCTGTTCTTTCTGCTTGTTTGGTTTCGCCATGCTTAACTCCTGTCTCGGGGTATTGGATTAAAGGGACTTTGTGCACGCCGCCGTTGGTGACTTTTGTGCCGGTCAAGATCACCGATAGTCACTTGACCCGGTGTTCGCGGTAACTGTATCTCGGTTGAGCCTTTCACGAAATGACGACGCGAAAGAATGTCAGCTGCCATAACGGCTGTTCGTGCGCGGTCAAAGTGGTGAGTCGCTCCGTCGAGCCCTTTTGTGCGTTTCTTTCGGGTGCCGTCGTAGTTCAGTAGTTGGTGCAAAAGACCACGACTACGCATTGTGATCTCTTCGTGCCGCAGCATTTGAACCAGCAATGCTTCTGCTTCTTGGAGTCTCTTGTTGGTTGCGTACCAACCTGGGTGGTTGTGGTTAGTCCACAACAAGTTGCGGGTACCGTTCTCTTTCAAGATGGCAATACACGCAGTGGCGTTTGACTCGACTGCCAGGAGAGCTTCGTTGTAGCGTTTCTGCGCTCGTTGCAATCGTTTCGAGAACCGGTCAGGTGCCTCTCGGCCTTCCCAAAAGGCGACTTCTTTTCTCTCGAAAGTGTCCCACACAGTCAGTGCCGACTTGTCACCCGTAGACCCGAACCCCGCAGGGTCAGCTGTAATCAAGTACTTGACTTCAGGTTTAGGGGGGTCGATTTCGTAAATGCCGCACATCCCCAAAGCGGGATCAGGATTGGCCGCAGCCAACGCAGGTTTGAGTAGCTCAGCAGGCATTACGGGGTTGGTAGAGCCCAACCACCCATCGTACGGATCAGACGGGTACTTAGAAGAAAACAGGCGGGAGTCTCCAACAAACTCAGTGCCAAGTGCCCTTTGCCTAAAGGCTAAGCTTGCAAGCCCCATGTCTTTGTGACGTTGTTGGTATTCAACCTCGTCGGGTTTAAAGTCCAAGTCTTTCGCAATGATTCGGCAACTATCGTCTCGCCACCACTCCAAGAACACCGGAGTGAATCGACTGTTACCTTCTAATGAAGACTGCCACATTTGCTCGTGGTGAGAGCCTGCTCTGCCGGGCGTCGACTCCAGAACAACTTTAGCGTTGGGCCGTTTGTTTACAGTAGGGAAGATGTTGATTGCAGCTTTCTTTTGCCATTGAGCTTCACCGAACTCGGTGATTACAAGGCGGTCGATTGACCTACCGATTGCGGGAGATCGCCCACCAGCGGTCAGTACTTTGATCCCGCCTCCGTGAACAAACTGCATCTGAGTGGCGCCTGCTTTACGACCTGGGGCCAATGGCATCCGCACGTCATCTGGAAGTCGCTGGTAAGCAAACAAGATCCGTTCAAAGATGTCTTCTGCGGTGTCTTGCCGCTCTGCGATCAACAGACCCTTGACGCCTTCTAAGTACATGCAGTCACGCAACAAGAGCATCACAGATACGGTCGTAATCTTGGCTTGGCGGAACTTGTTCACCATTATCCATTGATTGTTTTCGTATGCTTCAAGCACACGCCGTTGCGTAAACGTGGGCTCCATGTACCCGATGGTTTCGTCTTCTCGGACGATCTGGCACATCGACACAAACGCATCTGGTGTGGCGAACAGCGCGCGTACTTTACCGGGGTGGATTCCAGGTGCATCGGCGTACCGGGCCCCCGATTTTCTTTTCGTCGGGTTTACTTGAGGCTCAGACATGGTTTTTATCGTATCATGTTTAGTCGTATGCGGTATGGAACTGCCTGTACTTGCACAGTCATACGTTGTGTTGTATACATTAGTCACGCACCCACTAAGTGTGTCGGGTAGCCGAAAGGTCCGACGGGGTCACTAAAGGGCAGGCGACAAACCAACAACCCTCTTTATAGTTTGTGGGTTCTTCGCCCACTCAGCCAAAAGGCACAAAATGTCCATTAGTACCGAACTTTTGAACACTACGTTTGCGGATCTCCGCGGACCTCTGGTGAACTCGTTTGTTCGCAGCAATGAACTGTTCGAGGCCCTGACAACAAAAGCACGTATGCCCATGGAGGGAGGAACTCGTATCGAACGTTCCTTCGCCGGTGGTGCACCTGCTCGCGGTGTCGGTGTTTACGTCGGTGACGAGCTGCTGAACATGACCCGTCGTCAACAAATCAACCGGTTCCAAGTTGAACCTCACCGTGTTGTTGTCGCCGTTAACATTCCTAAGCGTGAGTTGAACCAGAACAGCGGAAAGCTGGCTGTCATTCGTCTCATCGAAGAGTACCCACAAACCACTATGGAAGCGGTGAAGGCAGACTTGAACAAGTACTTCCTCACTGGTGTCAGCCGTGGTCTTGTGTTCACTACTTCTGAGCTGAAGGGATTCTTGACTCTGAACGGTCTTGTTACTGACGGTATCGGAACCGGTGTGACCAATGGTCTTATCGACTTTGAGTCACCAGCCGATCAAGCAACTTCCGCTCAAGTTGTTCAAGGTGTAGCTAAGAGCACTTTGATTTCTCACTTCAACCAGTTTGAAGATGTGTCGTCAACCTCTGGCTTCTCCGCGAACGGTCTTCACCCCCTCCGTCGGATCTACCGTAAGTGTGCGCACTACGCGGGCGGTCCTGGTAAGGGTCCTGACCTTGTTGTCATGGACGACGATACGTACACTCTGTACGATCAGAACATCCTGCAAAACAACGTCCGAATCAACTTGGTTGACGATA